CGTAGACTGCAAACCATAGTTGTCACGACCGCTAGTCTGATGCTTGACAAGTTTGATGAAACGAAGTCATCTCTTGCAACTCTGATTATTGAAGAACTGAATGAAAGTTCTGAAGTGCTTAATGGCAAGCAGTTAATCAGTGAAGAAGAAGCAAGTGACTTCCTGAAGCAACTATTCACACCTGAACTTGACTATCAGATGGAATGTGAAATAGAAACTATAGTTGACAATGCTAGGGTAGCAAACAATATTTCATTTAGTCAACCACATGAATTAATTATGTCGGCTATTGCTGACGCAGATGAAGACTTTGTATCTAATATAATTTCTGTGTTTACTGAAGCTGCAAAAAACATCTTTACTGATGTAGTCCGCTTGACTATCAGGGACAAGAACGTCAAATGTGTGACGGTTACCCCTTGCGACGTGACCACAAAAGCAGAATGCTGGTTTGTACACGGAACAGATATTAATTTAACTAGTTCGTTTACGACTCACGGAAGTGGTTGCAAGTGTGTTCCGTTGTTTTATTTAAATGATGTTGCAGAAGAAGTGAAGTCCATTAAATCAGCGGATGAAGCCTTCGAATTACTGCCAACCTACGAAGCGAAGTCCGTCCTTGGTGACGGGAGATACGCAAAGTGGTTGAAAGGTGATTCACTAAATGTATTACTAACTGTAGACGAAGACAATTCTGAACAAGCGTGACGTTTGCAGAGGATATGAAAGAACTATGTCAGTAGATTACGACAACGAAATTGTGATTCGCTTTGGCGATGAAGTAAAAGCCACCACAGACGGTAAAGTCCGTGGTTACCTTATACGCTTTGGTGGCAAAGACCTTGAAGGCGATGTCTTTTCACCTCAGTGTGACTTTGGGCGACCGTTGAAGATAGGTGATTCTATGCCAATGAATCTCTACTATGCTCACGGCATGGACCCTGTCGTTGGTAAGAAGGCTGTCGGCGCAGGTCGAATAGTTGTCAAAGAAGCAGGACTCTGGTACGAAGGTCAGATTCAAATGTCTGACCAGTATCGAGAAATGATTAAGAGGCTTGCCGTTGAAGGTCGCTTAGGCTTTTCAAGTGGAGCGGCTGGTCATCTCGTTGTTCGTGAGAAGTCTTTTGATGGTGACTCAAATCTATTGACAGTATGGCCTCTTGCTGAAGCAAGCCTTACACCACGTCCTGCCGAACCACGTAACCTTGCTTTTGCTAAGTCTTTATCTAACTTTGCAAGTCTTGTAAGCACTGATGAGTTCAAGGCTGAAATCGGTGACTTGAAGGTCGGAGACAATGTTCGTTGGCAGTCATCTGGTGGCATGGCACAAGGACGTATTACTGCCGTATCCACGAATGGTCAACTATCTCCTAAACCAGCCGGAAAGCCAATGATTGGCACAGAAGCACAACCTGCTTATCAGGTGCGTGTCTTTGCAACTAACAACGATGGTGACGAAGAGTTGTCGGATGTGCTTACTGTTCATCGAGCAGGTACATTGACGAAGATAGAAAATCCTATGAAATGTGGCGGTGGTTACCCTAAACCTCAGATGATGCCTATGCCAGCGGTGAAACCTAAGATGCGAATGCCTGAAGTAAATACATATTCTTGGATGTACCCACGCAAAAAGCGTGTTATGTCCAACCGTCCATCAGCCGATGAAATGGCTGGTTACGGCATGGGTTACGGACTCATTGAAGAAGAAGATGCAATGGATATGTGTGGACCCGGCAAGAAGCGTCCATACCGTGGTGAGCCTGACGAGATGATGGGTGGTGGCGGTATGCCTCCTATGTACTCAGAGCGAGAGATGGAAGGCGTAGACGCACAAGGTCTTTCAAGCATCCTCTCCCACTTGATGATGGCTTACCAAGAGATGCTAACAGCACTCAATGAAGGTGAAGTTGAAGAAGAGGATATGGATGAGTACCATTCAACCCTCATGAACAATGTTGATACCTTCGGTACGATGTTACGTAGTTATATGTACAACCGTAAGCGTCCTATGAAGGAAGCGGTTGACCTGAAATGTATTTTCGCTAAGTCCAAGCCGACTAGCGTTACGGAATTCGAGCGACGGGTGCGTGAGGTACTCAGTCTTTCTCGCCGGGAAGCAAAAATGCTTGCTTCTCATGGGTGGAAGGCACTGTGCGATGCAGTGGAAGAAGCCGAAGTGGACGAAGTTGACTTTAAGTCAGCAGATGTTCAACCAGTGGAAGAAGTTGTTGAACAAACAACAGAAGACGCTGAGCCAGTAGTGACTGATGAAGTTGTTACTGAAACCGCTGAAGAATTGGTAGTAGTAGAAACTGAAGTTGTGGAAGCAACAGAAGAGACTGAAGAACCAGTTCAGGAAGATGTCAAATCGTATGATGATGAGCAAGCTCGTCGCATGCGAGATGAACTGACCCGCAAACTTCTCGCACAGAGAATGCAAAACTAGAAAGGTATAGATATGGATATTATTTCCCGTATCAACTCGCTTGAGTCCAAGATGGAAGCCAACAAGGCTACCGCTCAGGCTATTCTCGCAGACATGAACCTTGACCCGGCAGATGCCGCAACTTTGATTGAAGAGAATGAAGGCATTTCCCTCCGTATCAAGTCCCTGCGCTCCATCTCCGAGACAAACGCACTTCCATACGAAGCACCTAAGCCAGAACCAGCAGTAAAGTCTGCTGCTGACCGTGCTGAAGTTGATGCAATGAAGGCACTCCGCCTCCCTGCTGGCAACCGTGTTACCAACTTTGCTGGTGCTACGCAACAGGAGCGCGCACTCAAGGCTTACCGCTTTGGACAGTGGTTCCTTGGTGGACCTGCTGGAAATGCTAAGGCAGCAACATGGTGCCGTGAGCGTGGAATTGAAATCAAGGGTCACAACGAGTTCGAGAACGAAGTCGGTGGATTCCTTGTTCCTGAAGAGTTCCTCAACGACCTCATCGACCTCCGTGAGCAGTATGGTGTGTTCCGCCGTCTGACCCGTGTTGTCCCAATGACCTCTGACACGCAGTCCCGTCCACGCCGTAAGGGTGGCTTGACAGCGTTCTACGTTGGAGAAGGTGCAACCATCAACGAGTCCGAACTCAACTGGGACCGTGTTCGCTTGGTAACCAAGAAGCTTGGCGTTATTGCTAAGTTGACTGCTGAACTCAACGAAGACTCCACGATTGAAATTGCAAACACGGTTTCCGACGAAATCGCATATGCATTTGCAAACGCTGAAGACAACGCTGGTTTCAACGGCGATGGAACCTCCACATACGGCGGTATCGTCGGTGTCCGTGAGAAAATCAAGGGTCTTGACGGAACCATCGCTAATATCGCTGGTCTCGTAGTTGGAACCGGAAACGCTTACTCTGAGTTGATTCTGTCCGACTTCCGCAAGGTTATCGGTCGTCTTCCACAGTACGCTGACGGTGCTGGTGCACGGTGGATTGTTCACCGCTCCTTCTACCATGAGGTCATGTGTAAGTTGGCTGAAGCAACCGGTGGTGTTACTTCGACCGAAATCATCAACGGCATCCCACGCCAATACTTCATGGGTTATCCAGTGGAGTTTGCACAGGTCATGCCTAAGGATGAGGCTAACTCACAGGTATGTTGTCTCCTTGGCGACCTTCGCCTTGGTTCCATGCTTGGTGACCGCCGTGACGTTACGCTTGCTCTTTCCGAGCATGCTGCCTTCACGACCGACGAACTGACCCTCCGTGGTACACAGCGTTACGATATCAACGTCCATGACGTTGGAAACGCTTCGTCAACTGCGGCTCTTCGCCAGCCGGGTCCTATCGTTGGTCTGATTACGGCTGCTTCGTAATCACTTTGAAATTAGCCTAGGGGTTAGTCCCCTAGGCTGAGGATAAAACTATGGTTAGTTCGCAAGATAGCAAAATCATGACGATGCTTGCACCCGTTTCCGCAAACGGTGCTGCATTCACAACGACTACTCTTGACACTGTTCAACAGGGCGTCAAGGCAGACTGGGCTACTGTCTACGTCTACTTTGGTAGCGTTGGAGCAAACGTCACATCTGGTAACTTTAAGTTGACTGAGTCCGACGACAACAGCACCTTTGTTGATGTCGCTGGTACCACGACTCTTACCGTTACGGCTACAACCGACAACGGCAAGATTTGGGCATTCCAACTTGACACCCGCAAGCGACGACGTTACATCAAACTGGCTCTCACGGCTGGTGCTGGTCCAACTCTCGCTGCTGCTTGGGGTGAGTTGTCCCGCCAGAAGGAAGCACCTTCTACGGCTGCAACCCGTGGCGTAACCGGAACAGAAATTATTCTGTAATCCATAAGTGGGCAGGTGGGAAAATCCCACCTGCCCACTTGGTCTCTAACATATGAAAACAAGAGAACAAATCGCTTTAGATTTAGCACGTATGTGCAGTGCTGATAGGCAACCTGTTTTGTCGTCAGATGATTTGTTGACTCTAGTGGATGAAAGCCAACGTGGCTACCTTTGGGAACCAGAAACCGCATATCAAGTTGACGACATAGTTTTTCCGGCTACACGCAATGGTCGTATCTACGTTTGTATCGGAGCCGGTACAACAGGTGAGACCGAGCCGTCTTGGACAACTAACCCATACAAGGGCAAACTCCAAACAGATGGCACATGTGAGTGGGCTGATGATGGAAGTGCTTGGACTGAACGTTACGATGTCAAGCGAGCCGCTTGGCGTGGATGGCTACTAAAAGCACAACGCTGTACCGAGTTTGCTGATTCTAAAGATGAGTCTGTTGACATCAAGATGAATCAGTTGTACGAAAACTGTTTAAAGACGGCTGAAAGATACCGTCCATACAACATCTACTAAAAAAGACCTACCGGAAGGTAGGTCTTTTTTTCATGCGAAACACACCGTAGAGATACTACACCCCATGTAGACCACTGTCAACGCAGATTCCATAGATATGTGTTCAGACTTTGTGTACATTTATCTTGTCTATGTTTAATCAAGATGCTCTATCACCAATTCGTGCTGAGATGGTACGCCGTGCATGCAGTACGGAGGTACAAGTACTTCGTGACTTACCCCAGTCTGACGGCATGGGTGGAATCACATCTGATTGGCGACTCGTCAAGGCAGTCAAAGCAAGAATAGTTTTCAGTGACGGTAAAGAATCCCTTGAAGGTGGAGTGCTACAGGCTAGAAGCAACTGGCAGATTTATATGCCCACAGGAACCTCCCTGATGCCCAAGGACAGAGTTAAAGTTGTAAGTGGGACGATGAGGCAGAGAGTGTTTAATATCAAGTCTGTGGACTACGGTCGTTCAGATGCTTTACTGCTTATTGCTGATGCTGACGTTGTTTCTGATACTGGAGTAGATGCCCTATGAACATCGCTTACGGACGTTTATTCTTGATAGCCCTAGGTGCTTTTATGGTTGGCTTCGGACCTGAGTTCGACTCTAGTTGGAAGACACAACATATACCAGACACTGCATCTTTCGGCTTAGTCATGAAGGCATTTACTGTCTCCTGTATTGAAGGACTTCAAGGCGGTGTACCAGCAGCAGTTAGTGCGTGTATCGCCTTCTTTATACGTCAAGATAAAGACGTACCAACATTTCAACTTGCAAGTGCCAAACAGGCGGCTATCCAGCAACTTGAAGAAGAGATGAAAATAACAACTGTCGGAACGGTGCTCAGCCGTAATAAAGCGACACGGGAGACAGAAGATGTCATTTGATAGAGGTCTGAGCTCGGAAGAGATACAACAGATTGTTGCTGGTTTTTTCGGCAGCCTTGTTGGGGTATCACGACAAAGTCATAAGAACATCGGTGGTCTGGTAATTGCTGTTCTGTCTGGCACAGCAAGTGCAACATATCTGACTCCGATAATTGCTGACCTACTAAAAATCAATGACCCTAAGTATATGCTTGGTTTGAGTTTCTTGATGGGGACGCTTGGTTTACGTGGTGTTGAGTTCATTACTGAGAAGTTGCAAATAACAAAAACAACAACAGAGGTAAAGAAGAATGGCAACGCTGATTAATGCCATATCGTCAGGCATTATTGCAGTATCAATAACTGGATTTATTGCTATGCTTCAAGCAGACCACAGCCCTCTGTCAAGTATGGCTTTACACATGCGGTTGTTGATAAAGTTGTCTCTTGCAATGATTGCCGCTGGTGCATTGATGAACGTGTTGTCGCTGTCAACTCCACCTGTTTCTGAGATAGTGTTAAATGTAGGACTTGCTGGATTGTTTTCATGGGCATTCGTTTGGCATAGAATGAGATGGAAAACGATAGCCAAAGGTGAATGTAGATGAACTTACAGAACTTTCGGATTGAAAAAGAACCTGCTCCAAGCACTGATTGGCGTGTTTACGGCAATATTTTTGATGATTCGGGAACGCAAATTGGCACGTTTGGTCCTGATGGAACTAGCATCAATATTTGGTGGGTTTCACAGGATGCAGACTTTCAGTTCAATATTGTTAGTCAGTTTGCGGTGATTATGGCTCAACAGATAACACAAGGAACTGCCGAATAATGGCGACTTACTATGTAGCCACTTATGGGTCAGACTCCAATAATGGCACAAGCCCAACCACGCCTTGGCTTAAGATATCTTTTGCCATCGGTGCTGCGACTGGTACTAATCCGGGGCTAATCGCTGGTGACACAGTCTGGATTGCACCGGGCGTGTATCGTGAAACTCTGAGTGCCGCTCTACCCTATGACGGTGGTAGCGGTACAGTCGGTAATAAAATCAACATCAAGGGTGACCCACTCGCTACCCAAGCGTGGACAGCCACAACCGCAGGTGTTGTGCGTTGGACTGTTTTTCCTACTGATATTACTAACCCTACATCAGCAGGTACTTGGACTAGTGGTTATACGATTGCACTTACGACCTGTCGTGGTTGGACTTTTACTAAATGCGTTTTTAGTGTAGTGCAATTAAATAATCAGATATTCCAGATGACAAATACGGCTGGAACTCCTTATGACTTTACGCTTGACCGGTGTGTACTTTTAAGTGCTCAATGTTTTAGTGTTACAGCCGAACGTCACACAAGCACCTACGATGTGAATATAAACATCAAGGACTGTATATTCTTAGGATGTCCTCCTACTGGTCAAGCCATGGTTTTTACACAATCCGGAACCGGTTCAGATGGTAATGGCGTAAAAATACATAACTGTCACTTCCAAGGATTTGACAGTCAAACTATCTATATCTCAAGCACTAATACGACACATCCAAGCATAGTCAAAAACTGCGTCTTGATTCGTGGCAACATCTTTGGTGCTACATCTGGTGCAGTTGTACAAACGTACAATCGTCTGATTATGGTAACGCTACAAAATACGGCAACCAGCGTGACAAGTGTTACCGCTGGTAGTGCTGGCGTGTCGTTAGCCTATGAACGCATCAATGGTCTAACTGGTAATGATACTTTTGCGCCGTATCCAAACAGTCCAAATATTGGATTTGGAAACAGCACTGGTGCGCCTACTGTTGACCTATATAACGCAACGTGGGCGGGAAATCCAGACGCTGGTGCAGTGCAAAAACTTGCACCTAGTGGTGGACTACTGATGCATCCGGGCATGACAGGAGGCATTCGTGGCTAAGTTATTCGTAAAGGCGCAATCCACATCCAGCCGCTCTGAGTACGTTTTTGTGCAGGATAGCACAAGCACGACAGGTGGTGGTAAAACTGGCATTACATATAACGCTATCGGCTTCACTGCTTATTATCTCAGGCCCGGTGGAAGCGCAACAGCAATTACACTTGCAACACAGACTGTGACTGGTGCTTGGTCATCTGGTGGATGGGTTGAGGTAGACGCAACAAACCTGCCGGGAATATATCGATTTGATATCCCTAATGCTGTATTTGCCACAGGTGTAGACCACGCTGTCGTGATGCTAAAGGGCGCATCTGGTATGGCTCCTGTGTCTTTGGAGTATCAACTTGTTGGATACGACCCAACATTGGATTCTGGTCTAATTTTAGCAATGGGTCCATACAAAGTCATAGCCGACGGACTTGGTGCTGACCAGCCTCTTGATATCATGCAAGGTGTACAGGCTCCTGTAAGTGTACAAGTCGTTGATGTCAATGAGAACGGTATTGATATTACCGGGGCTACTGTACAGGCTAAGGCTTATAACTCTGCTGGTACGCTTGTTGGAACGTATACGTGTACGCCAACATACGCCGCTGATGGTAGATGTACGTTCTTACTGACAACTGCTGTGACTAACGTTGCTGGTGTTTACAGTATTACGATTACACGGGCTGTTGGTGGGAATGTTGTTGTGTTTGGACCGTTGAAGGTTATGGTAAGGGCTAACTAATGAACATCACAAACATCGTACTTACACCTAATCCAACCAACCCAGCAGACTATAACGTTAAGGCTGATATGACCAACGACCAAAACGAAGTTATAGGCACATTTGGTCCGGATGGCATCGATGTTTTTACGTGGTGGGTTGCACTGGATGTTGAGTTTCAACAGAATGTAGTTATGCAGTTTATGTGGGTAATGGCTAGAGAGATTATGTCTGGAACGTCTGAATAATGGCTACATATTATGTGCAACCAAATGGTGCTGATTCCAATACGGGTCTTGGACCCTCTAGTGGAACAGCGTGGAGAACCGTTCAAAAAGCGTTAGGTGCTACTGGTGTTACTTCTGGAGACACCATATACATTGCTCCGGGTACATATAGAGAAACGGTTACTGTTGGTGGAACATACGCAAGTAATGTAAACATTATTGGCGATAGGAGGGCATCTCAATTTACTGGAATCAACTCAGGTTATATACGTATAACAGGATTGGTTACCGATGCATTAAACACATCAACATACCTAGGCAGTTTCGACACAAATGGAAAGTCTTATCTTACGTTTGAATCTATCTGGTTTGAACATAGGATTATTCTTTCAAATAACACAACCAACGTCACATTTATTCGTTGTCAGATAACAACTCCTCATCAACCAACTCCGGGCGCACCGAATCTAGCCACTGTTGAAATACGGACAACCGGGCAATTGAATATATTGTTTGACAAATGTTATATGCAGGGGTCTATTTATACTAGCGGTTCAGGAAATTCTACAAATACTCGATTTAATGCTTGTTTATGGGAAGCCGGAACATATTCAAGTGGGGCATTTGAATTAGCGAATTCTGGTTCACCTAGGATAATTATGTCGAACTGTACTATTTTCGGTGCTGCGGCTCAACAAATCTTTCGTGGTTATTCCCCTCCAGTGAACTCGCTATTTGTTTACAACTGTTTAATCATTCCAAGTTATACGTCACCAACATTTGGGTGTGGGGTAACCGACTGCATTATCGAAGACGCAAACGTTGGTTACATTTCAAGAGGTGGTGGAGTTAATTCAGGAGCAAATTCAAAGCAGTTGTACCATCGTGCTTTTGTTGGTAGTCCTGTATACATCAACCCTATCGACGCTGAAATAATGTCATATACGCCGCTTAATGGTGATGTCCTTATAGGCGCAGGACAACCGGCATATTCATTTGGTACGGACTTTTATGGTAATGCGTGGGCTAATCCACCATCTGTAGGTGCTTGTGAATTTAAGTCTTTCAATACAGTTAGTGCATACATACCAACAGAAAGAAATCAAACAACAATAACACTTGCTTCTGGTAGCACATCTCAATCAGTTGAAATATATCTTGGCTCTACAGGCATAACCGTAACAACAAGTGGACTAACTGCAAGATACAACAAAAATCGTACGTCTGACGTTGCTATACCTTTAGTTGCCAGAACCATCGCTCAACCTTGGATAGCAGGTGGTTTTGCTGAAGTCAACCCAGTGACAATGCCCGGTGTTTATCGTTTAGACATACCTAACGAAGCAATCGCTACTGGATACGTCAACACAACAATTGTTGTTCGTGGTGCATCTGGCACAAACGGTGCAGTGGTAACTATTCAAGAACCACAAGCCGTAGGCACTCAACTACGTATGGGTCCATTCACCGTACAAGCAGACGGAATCCTAACAGACGACAGACTCAAACTTATCCAAGGCTCTGTACACTCCATTGACTTCAAGATGGTTGATGCGTACGGCACAGGAGTTGACGGCACAGGCACTGTTGTTACTGCAAAGGTCTACAACGCCGCTGGCTTCCTTATCGACACATACACTTGTACAGCAATGTACGCACTAGACGGACGCTACTCATTCGCCATTGACTCAACTGTCACAGACAACGTAGGTATGTATACCATCAACATCTACCGGCAGATTGGCACGGAGACAAACGTATTCGGCAGAATGAAACTTGAAGTGCTATCACCGTAAGGCTAGACTAAACATATGAACGACCAGTACAGTTTTGCTAATATCCGTAAAGAACATGACGCTCTAACGAACGACTGGCGTGTATTTGGTCAGATAGTCAATCAGTGGTATCAGCCTGACCCTAACGACCCAACTCAGCCTGTTGACCCATCTACAGTTATTGGAAGTTTCGATAATCCTGATGTTGATGGTGTTCCACAAGGTACTTCGTTGTTTGGTTTTTTTACGACTTCAAGTTTACAGTTGCAAGAAGGCTGGGTAGACGAATTCTTACAGCGTATGGCTTGGCATATAGTCAACGGTACAGGCGAATAAGATGCCTACGTATTATGTACGTCCTGACGGCAATGATAATAACACTGG